CATAGTATTAATAGCTTATTTGGAGATATTATTAATCATAGAATGAATTGCAATTTCCGTATTCACCTCACGCAAACTTTTAAGTGCAGCAAGCAAATGAGTATTCTCATTCTTTCTCTCGAATCTAAATCCTTCTTTTGATTTAGAGATAAGATACTTTGCAGCATTCCTTGAAAGACCTGCCTCACACAGACCTTCTTCAAGTTCACGTTCGTTTTTAGCGCATTCTATGACTGATTTAACATCTGTTATCTTCGCTCTGTTCTGAGCAGGGAAGGTGACAGGTGAAATTTCCCACAAATCGATTTTCTTTAAATAGCGAATTCCTTTCTTTTCATCAAACTCTACAGCTTCAGATCTGTCTACTGTTTTGCCATTGACATCTTCTGATAATGGTTCCCAGCCAATAGACATCGCATCTATAGCTCCCATCTTCATCAGTACATGCGTATCGTGACCAGCAGTAGTTTCCAGTGCAAGCTTTCCAACAAACCCTAGACCCTTTGCATTTTCTTCAAACGATTGATACACACCAATTAACTTATTTGGATCATGATTCCATGGCATCTTGATAGATGATTTAAACTTTCCACCCTTAACTAATGTATCTGTAAAAGCCCCAAATTTAATTACATCTCCATAACTATCTGGCTTACCTCCAAATACAGAAGCATAACCTTTGAAAATTCCTTCGTTACTAACCTCATCTGCTTTAAAAGAAAAAGATTTATTTTCATTCTCAAACATATTCTAGTCCCTCCTATTTCGTAAAAAATAATAATAAACATCTGCAATAAATTACATTTGCAGCACTCGCTGTTAAATCTCCTGGATGTAACATCTCATCACTACCAATCCAATTACCTTTACTATCATAAATATCTACAGTAAATGTATCATCCATCTCTATAGGTTCTTGCTCTCCTGCTTCTAAATGTCCTTGTCGTGTTCTGTCGTCATCTACAGCATACCACTGTTTAAGCTGAAACACATCTGGATTAGTCTTTGCAGCTTCAAACATAGACACATTCTGCATATTGTGTATCTCAGTTCTTGCTATCTTATCTGCTCTGGTAAAAGAGTCTAATCCTGTCTTATTATATAACTCTTTAGCTATCTCTACTCCAGACTTACCTTCTTTTACTCCATTCTTTATAATTCTAATCGCTGTCTTCTTGGTCGTCTTGGATATTTCATTTGCTTTATCTAATGCCAAAGCTTTAAAATAATTAGTCCTTGTGTCAACATATGTTTGCCCAAAATCTTTTTTCCTTATTGTTCTTGCAGAATCATATACCACATTAGAAAAATATTTTGCTGTTGCTATGTACATCTGAAACAATTTATTAACAAAAGTCTTAGATGGTACATTTGGAATGCTCAAAGATAGATTTCCATTCTCTACTCTGTTAATAATAAAATTGTATTGCTCTCGTATTGCTGATGCTGCAACCTTCCTTAACTGCTTTTCAAATCTGATTGTTGCATTAATAATAGATCTTGCATATCGTTGTTTTGCCTTTTCAGATCTTAAATTAATCATTCAGTAGCATCCTCTGTATCGTCTATAGGAGCATTGTCTGGATTATCGGGATCAGTTGTGGGAATAGTTTCATCTACAGGAGCAAGCATCTCATCAATACTGTCATCTGTCAGCGGAATAAGCCCTGCCTGTTTCCAAAGATAATCACCGGCAGGCCCATATGTTTTATATCCAACAAGTTTTCTCTTTTCATTGTCTGTCAAGTAGTCTACAAGTTTTACTCTTTCCCAAAGTGCTGCTTTCATTTCTGCAAAAGCAGGAATAGTATCTAAATCTGGTTTAATATATAAAGTATTATTAGTATCTCTACCAAATATCCAATGTGTTAATGCTTCTGAATATAAAGTAAAATATGACATTACAGTATCTTCATAAAATGCTGATCGTGCTTCCTTATAATTTGAATAAGTGTTATCGCCAGGTATTCCAAGCATTTGTGGAGGTACACCATAACCTAAAGCTATTCTGCGCGCTGTTTCTCTACCACCCTCTAAAAACTCTACATCTTTTGGAGAAAAAGAATATGGTTTAATGTCTACAATACCATCATCACCTTCAATGATTATAGACTTGCCTGCATTTTCAGATCCAGAATATTTAATTGCGAACTGATTCTGTAATCGTAAGAACTGATCATCCTCAATATGCCCCTTAAGTATTACCATCATTCCAGGGCGTGCTTCATTCTGCATCATAGACATGTTCCAAGCAGCACCTGCATTACTTATATCAATATCTCTTGCTATTGGCTTAGTTATTGGCATCCCATAAATATCTGATATTGGATTAAATGATTTGATGTGGAGAATGTCACTATTGCCTGTAATAGGATCTACAGGATAAGCAATAGAACTTCCTGAAAATCTTTTATCTGTAGTTGTTTCATTATTTAAAGTTTCTGTTTCTACTGGTGTATAGATATAATTCTGTATTCTTGTTCCTGTAATATCTAATTGTACTTTCATAAGGTCTGGACGTAGTACCCATATTTCTTTTGGTATGCCTTGAGAAAAAGATGTACGTATACCATGTAGATATGTATTACCATTAGCTAACAAATGGCAGACAGATTTATATAACATAAATGTCCAGGTGTCATAAATATTAGCACGCTTAAATAGTTGGCGCATTAATGGATTATTAACATCTACATATTCACCATCTTTAGTCTCAGATTGCACACACCATTTTGCACCAGATACTGCGCGAGCGATTATATTCATGCACTGAAATGCAATAACATTGATCATAAAAGATTCAGACATGAATTTTCTATAATCATCAGAGGCCCATATTACTGTACCTTTGCCGTAATCTACTGCTACGGCAAATTGCTTACTAGATGCTTTTTGTTTCTGCCATGGCCATCTGAATTTGCTCATTCATATTCTCCTAACACGATAAATTCTGTAGATTCTCCATAGCCTGAGAATGTTGGTGTCTCAATATATGGACACACTGCCCAACTTCCTGCCATATCCAAAATGGTAGTGCCTGTAGAAACATTTAATGAGGTGGCATACGAGAGATATTGTGTATCTATAATTGTTGCACTTACTTTTATTGCAGATCCATTAGGCTTAAGAAAAGCTAATTCTAAAACTGTGGCAGCAGATAAATCTTCTCCACAGTCTACTTTGAATTTATACCCAACCATATTAATTTTTGGAAACTCAGGATCTGTTATTGTACTCATTTCTTCACCTTAATTTTCTTCTTCTTTTTCTTTTTGCATTCATCACAAGTTTGATTTATCATCTGTATTCTCCTTGTCTACTATTTCACCAGATTTGCTTATTGTTAATCCTGATAAATCTGGTTCCAGGTATTCTTTATACATTCCTTCCATATTCTTTTTTTTTATTTTAGAATCAGCAAGATTAGCACCTATATATGCGACAGCAATTATAGTCCAATACTGTGATTCTATCTTACCAAACCAGCACATAAAAGAAGCAATAGCAACAGCTAAGAACTTCCTTGAAAAGAATATATCCATCAATCTATTGCTTATCTTCATATCTTTTTCCTTAACTGAAAGAACTTAGGTTTACATTTCCATTTAAGGAATGCATCTTGTAAACTCATTACACCCATATTAAATTTAGATCCTATATTCCAAACTAAATCAGGCTCATCATAGCAAACTGCTGCGTGCCCATAACCTTCTCTAGATAAAACTAAAATCCCTACTCCAAAAGTTGCCATGTGAAAAGCCATTTCAGCAGTTACTTCTCTAACTCCTGTCTTGGCATAATTACCTTTTGCCAATTCTACTGCTTTATCAAACATAAAAGGAACAGCAGACCAATCAATACTATTCTTATAGTAAAGCATAGATGTATCATATCCAAGTTCGTTCAGCACTCTTACTGCACCACGATGGCACCAAGTAACTGGTGTACCATCAGAGAAATGAGTTTTTCCATCCCACATAGGAGATCCTGGCTGTAAATCTGGATCACTAGTATGCTTAACACAAGTATCTTGTAATAGCTTAACATCTACAGAATAATCAATAAGCTTTTTAATTTCTTCGATTGTAGGCATACTAATGATCCTCCAAAATTTAATTACTGTACAATAGTAAATTCTTCAATGTTGAAGCATTTCCCAAACCACATTTGCCAGACACAGAATGTAGGCTTATCACCAAGCTTATAATGTGATCTGTAAGTCAAAGGCAGTAATTGCTTTAAAAACAATTTAATCTTTCTCATATTATATTCTCCTTATATATTATTTTATAATAAAATCAGTAATTAATATATATAATGTTTCAGCTACCACTAGGCTTCCTAAAATGATGCACCCTGTCTGATATAATCTTATTTCCTGTAGTTGTTTCTTTAATATAATTTCTACTTGCTTCTTGTAATTCTCGAATTGACTTGATAATGTCTGTATTAAGTTCTTCTGCTCGTCTGAGATCGTCAATGACTTTTCCAGATCCACCCTTAACTTTTCTGATTGTATCAATAAGGCTGTTATACTCTCTTGCAAACTCTGTGAGTCTGCTGTTGAGATTTGTAACTGTATCTGTAAGTTTAGAGATTGTTCCAAGATACTCTGTAGCTTGCTGTTCCAATCGTTCCATGTCTGCAGATCTATTGTTATTGCCTGCGCAGTAGAAAAGGATACAGAGAACAACAATACCAATACCAATAGCGATATACAAAACAACCTTTTGCCATTCACTAATATTCTCCACATTTATTCTCCTTTCCTTTTCAGATAATTAATAATACATCTAAGAATTATATGAACTAAATTAATAAGCAATAATGCTACTATCCAGCATGCGGCCCATATAAGACATACCATAATCATATACATGCAAAATAACCCAAGCATTTCGTCCATTATATTAATGCCCTTACTGATAAAAGAATACCGACAACCAAAGACAATACACCTATCCATACACTAATGGTAAGAGCTTTTTTGTATTTTAATTCTTGTATTGTTAGTCTTCTACGTTCTACATTATCTTTTTTAATTTCTTCTGGCTGGTCTGAATCTGGATGAAATCTTGCCTGACAGCTATTAACTTCTTTTTTAATCATTATTGGAATGTCTATCTGGTTAAATTTATTTAACTCTCTAATATCACTTTGGACAGTAATAAGCATCGTACACATATTAGTATTTGATGTTTTAATTGATGCTACATTCTCAAATAGCTCTACAAATTTATCGTCAGATATTTCCATATGCTGTACTCCTTACGTATTACTTACTGCCCAGGAGCCAATCACTTCAATACCTTTTACAGTGGCAATCGAAGTAAACATCGATAAATTAAGATGATCATCTGATAAAAATAATAGTGGTGTAGAATAATAAAGATTTACCTCACTAACTGTGTTCATTGCTTGACTAAGTAAAAGCATATTGTATGCTGATCCTTTTGCTGCTGATAAACTAATAATAAAATTCTGTACTGATCCGAATGCTACAGATAAATGCATCCTGACTTCTTTTAACTTCCAGATCTTACCTGGATAAATGGTAAGATTCATTGCACCTATTCCTTTTGTAGCAAAAAATGCAAAGTCTACCCACTGTTGCTGTTGTATTTCTTCTTCAACCGTAAAATTACTAAATGCCATATAATCCTCCCTATTTGATCTTCATATACTCACAATATAAATTCTTAGCCATAAAACAGTAACCCATTGGACAATTTGCATTCTTACACTTGCCTGTTTCTTTGCAGTAGTAAATGCATTTTACCTCTTTATTCTTCTTCATACTTCTCTCTCATGGTTGTACAAATATCTTTATGATCTTTAATAGACCACTTATACCATTTTCTTGGTTGTCCTAGATGTTTAATTATTTTATATTGGGTATAGAAAGGGGCTACTTTATTTGCGATATCAGACCCATTTTCCCATTCAATTGCTTTTGTACATACTCTACGTCTTATAATTTTTTCTGCTTTTTTACTCATCCACTTTGGAGATCCACCGTAATTACATTCCAACATTATTCCTTGATGTAAATTGTTAAAGACTAAATCCTCACAGAATGCTAATGCTGCAGATGCTCCATGTGATGCACCATAAATAGATATTGAATAAATGGAATCAATATTTGTTTTTACATAATTAATTAGATCGTCTCTTACTGCTTTATAACATTTATGAAATCCTATATGTACACAGAATGCTTCTGGCATATCATGGTATGCTCTACGAATAAGGAATGGAAAAAATAAGAAATTAAATACCCACTGAAGTTTAGACATAGTTTGATCAAAAAATAACTTTAATTTGCCATCAATTAATTGGAAACGCACATATTGTAATTTATTATTAATTACATACTCTGTCATACATACCTCACTCTAATGCCATTTAGTCTAGTGGCTAATGCAGTAAAAGCACCTGAACAAGCATCCACCTGATCTTTAAACTTACCATCAGGAAATACGTCTGCTTCATCCAAGAAATCCTCTACCCATGCGCCATTAAGCAAAAGAACATTCCCTGCTTCTGCTTGACTGGCGAATGGACTTGCCCTTTCTATTTTTGATCCTTTTGGCAAATCTCCACCAAATACAAATTCTCTTAAAATATTGCGCCTATAATGGTCAATGGTATTCTTGCCACCAGATCCACCTTCGTGCTCCATATGTATGGGAACTTTTGTTGTATCTATATCAGCAACCTGTCTAATCATCTGTTCCACACCTAAAGGTTTCTTCCTGAACCTTGTTATATTTATTATAATATATTGATTGTCTTTAGTTAAACCCATTTTAACACCAGCAGTCCAACAGGGATCATTGTTTTCTTCTACATTTTCCTCTGTTGCTGCTAAGTCCCAAAACCTTACTTTTTTAATGATTTGATCTTCTGGAAATATATCCACTACTCTAAACCATGCCCGTGACATTATTCTGCCAGATACATTTATATCCCAATCGCCATCTTTAATTTGTTTACGTGTTATTGGATCTAACTTCTCTAACGACTTATTATATTCTGCTTCATTTAAACTTGGATTATCTCTTATCCATGCTGGTATAAAAACTGTAGACTTATCTCTAGATTTTTTGTCTACATATTTATCCTTTACCCATTTACCTGTTGCCAATTGCTGTCTTGCTGGTGGGTTTGCTGTACCTCTAAATCTTAATGGTATTCTCGCATATGCTTTTTGTAATGCTAAAAGAACATCTTCTGGCAAATCTTTATATTGCGGCAATTTTTTCAGATCTGTTAGATATGCTTTCTTATCTTTTTTACGTAACCTAGAGAACAAATACTTTGCTTGATGCTCTCTAATATTAACCATCTCATCAATACCAACAAAGGTATATGCAGGCCCCTGGTAGTTATAGTGATCTTTTGGCCCATCAAGATATCCAAAAGATAAAGTAGCGCCAGAAGGAAATACATAAGATCTAGAATCTCCATCCCAATGTGCATCTGTACCAGCAAGCCACTCATCTGCTCTATACAGCAAACCTTCTGGCTTTACTAAATTGGCGTAAGTGTCACGAATTAAAATTGCATTATAACCTGGGATATCTACATACTGTAATGCTGCCATAAGTAGTGCATCGGATTTCCCACCTCCGCCAGCGCCACCATAGAAAGCGTCAAGACAATCTAATAAAAGAAATGCTTGTTGCTTAGGATGAGGAGTGTGAAGTATGTACTTCGTCAGCCTCGGTATCAATAGTTTCTGTAGTTGTGGATTCGAGTGCACCAGCTTCTGCCAATATTCTGGCGACTTCACTTGTGTTCCCATTTATAATTTCTACCTCTTGTACTGTTCTTAGTATCTGTTCTTCTGTAAACTTTACTTCTTTCTTTATATTTTTATTTACTGATCCATTAGATGTTTGCCACCTAAAACGATTGGACATATTCATCATCCACAATATGTTATTAAACTTGGAATTATATATATTTTTTAATCCCTGCTCAGTCCACCAGTCGATTGCAATATCCCTACATTTTTTAATGGCAGTATTAAAATCTGAAAACTTTTTTGCCCACTCTTTAAACTGCATAGGCCACACACCAATCCTAAAAGCAATAGCATCTATACCATAACCCTGTTTTGCTAATGCATACATCTTAGGGTATATATTTGGATCATGCATGGTTGGTCTACCTACTTTCTTTTTACCTTTATCATATTGCAATAGAGATTTAAAGGACTCATCTGGTATAGAGGAGTTATTGGCATTTTGTAAAAGTGTGCTTAGTGCTGATATTACCTCTTTACTATCTGTCTTCTTTATCACTGCTTTTATATTCTTATTTTTCTTGGCCATTTCTTTGCCTTTTTTTAAAGAAGGCTTAGTTTTTATATTTACTTTCTTTTTTTT